GGCACGCCAGGCGACCAGGCGCCGCTGCATCTGCGCGCCCTCGAATCCTGTGCTCAGGGCGAGCTTCCCCGTCGCCAGGAGCCGTGCCGCTCCAGCGATACGCTGAACGATCCTCAAAGCTCAGAGACCTTTCGAGGTGTAGACCCGGATCTGCCGGACCGGCGCCGTGCCCTGTGCCGCCTGCAGCTCGCGCTCTAGGTCGGCGATCGCCCGGGCGATCTCAGCGGTGCCACGGTACTCGACGGACCGGCCGTCATAGGAGACGCGCGCAACCGCGCTATCCCGCTGCGCCTTCAGCGCCTCGAGGCGCGCCTCGAGCTCCGCAACCGTGGCCATGTCAGCGCGCCATGTAGCCGCTGTGGATCACCTGCCGCGCCGGCGGGCGCACGATGGGAGCCCGCGACGATGCCGGCTCGTGATCATCGCGCTCGATCGTGCTCGCCAACGCTTCCTCCATCCGCCGCCAGTGACGTTCCTCGAACCGGTCGAGCCCGTAGATCGCTGCCGCGGCCCGGGCGTAGACCCGGCAGTCGAGCGCCTCATTGCGCCGGCCGGGCTCCTTCTCCCACGACCCGCGCGGGAAGCCCTTGACGATCCGGGTGACCAAGCGCTCCGCGGTGAGCTGCTTGAAGTACTCCTCGCCGTACTGCGGGAAGTGGCAGGCGCCGGGCGGATAGCTTGCACCATTGGCCAGCGCCTCCTCGGTCGGCCATTCCAGCTTGAGCCACCTGTAAAGCTCGCCCTTCGCGACCGGCGTGCCGACCGACCACACCCGAAGCCCGCGCCGCTTGCCGCCGGCATCGGCCTTCGACACCGAGAGCAGCAGCGTCGTGTCCCGATCGCGGCCCTTGACCGCCACCGCCGTGCGCGGCTGCCTGGCCGCTGCCCCCGCCGGACCCCAGCTCGCCTGCGGGCGCTGCCGCACCCAGGCGTAGACGTCCTGCGTGGCGTAACCGGCGTCAACGCACATCACCCGGATCGGCAGCGTGTGCCCGGAAGCATGCGGCCAGTCCCGCGCCAGCACCGCGTCGAGCTTTGCCCAGACTTCGGGTCGCGCCGTGTCGCCCTCGATCACCCGGTAGTCGACGGACCAGCCTTCCTTGCCCCGGCCCCAGGCGACCACTTCGACCTCGATGCGGTCCTTCTGGACATCGACGCCGGCCGTGAGGAACAGGCCCGGCTCGGGCACCACACCGATCCGATAGCTCTCGCGCCGCTCGTACAGGCGCTGCCACTCCGGCGCCTCAGCCTCCTCCTCGAACGGCAGCCCCAGCACCGTGTTGACGAAGCCCTTCATCAGGTCCGGGGCCTTCTGCGTCTGCTCGTACATCTCGGCGGCGTCCGCCCAGCTGAACCAGCCGACCGGACTGTAGAGGCTCGACAGATGGAAACCGGCCGTCCGACCGTCTCCGTCAGCTGTTGGTCGCCATTCGCCGCGCTCCAGCATCCAGGTCTTGTGGCGCTCGCCGATCAGTGCGCCGCAGTGGGCGCAGGCATACTCCACCTCGCGCGGCCGGCCTTCCGGCCAGCGCAGGTTCTCCAGGTCCAGCGTCTGGTGCTCATGGCAGTGCGGGCACGGCACGAAGTACCGGCGCTGGTCGCTCGCATCGTATTCCCGCTGGATGCGCGAGAGGCCCTTGGTCTTCGGCGTCGAGACCAGCAAGATCTTGCGCCGCTGAAAGGTTGCCGAGCGCCTCTCGGCCAGCAGGATCGGATCGCCCTCGCCCTCGACGTCGCCCGGATAGCCGTCCACCTCGTCGAGGAACAGGTACCGCGCCGGCATGGACCGCAGCCCCACGGCGCTGTTGGCGCCGGTCAGGATCAGCACCCCGCCCGGGAATTCCTTCGAGAGGACCGTGTTGCCGCTGTCTCGGCTCCGGCGCTCCTTCACACGCTCGCGCAGGACCTCGCTCTCCTCGATCAGCGGGTCGATCCGCTGCTTCGAGTTGCGCTTTGCCAACTCCACGGTCGGGGCGACCGCCATCATCGGCCCCGGCGCCTGGTGGATGATGTACCCAAGCCACGAATTGCCGCACTCCGTCCCGCCGATTTGAGCACCCTTCATTAGGGCGACGCGTTGCACGGGCGATGACGGCGACAGGCAGTCCATGATCTCCTTCAGGTACGGCGTCCTCGCGGTGCGCCAGCGGCCAGGCTCGGACGACGCCCGCTGCGAGAGCACCCGGTAGCGATCCGCCCACTGCGAGACCGTCAGCAGCGGGTCGGGCTTGAGTCCGTCGCGCCACGCCCGCTCGATCGCGTCGCTGCCGTCGTAACTCTCCATCCGGGGCGGAGCTCACGACGTGCCGATCACGAGACGGGCGACGTAGCCGAGTAGCATGACGAGCACCGCCATGATCGCCAGGTAGCGGACGGCGTCGGTGGGCACCTCGCCGGCACCCGCGAGCAGCGGGTGCCGCCGCAGTCTCGTGAGCATGCGTTCGGTCTCTCGGTGGTCAGCGCAGGTTCGGTCGGATCTCTGCCAATTCGATCAGGTGCTCGCGCACCTGGCGCTCGAGTGCGGTGTGCAGCCCGTGCTGATCGACCTCGAGCTCGGCCGCCATCATGGCTGCGACCCGCGCCGGCCAATTAACCCAGGCATCCCGCTCGTCCCGGGCAAGCCGGAACACCTGCGCCACGGCCTTGGCCCGGTCGACCAGCTCGCCCTTCATCCGCTGCAGGCGAACACGGCGCTCCTGAGCCTTGAGCACCTCGTTGGCGGTGCGCGCCTGCATGAAGGTCATGCCGCCGGCCGAGACCGGCTCGCCGTGCTCCCGCAGGGTCTCGCGCACGGCGCCGACCGCCGCCTCGGGCACCGGCTTCATCGCGCCGTGCTGCCGGCGCTGCTGGGCTCGATCGGTGTTGCGAGCCCAGAGTGCCTTAACCCGCGTGAGGTCCCAGGCACCGTCCGGCTCGCGGCGGATTCGGCCCGCCTTCTCGGCCCGACGCACCGCCGTCTCGCTCACGCCGATCTGCCGGGCGAGCTCCCGATTACTGCTGGTGCGCATCCATACAATCGCCGGCCAGTCAAGTCCTAAGTATCTGATCCCGATCGACTTTTTCGCTTGCTTTCGTCGCCGGTCGGAGCGTTCATGGGCTCATCGAAGTTGCCGATGCGGAGCAATGAAGATGAGCCCGAAGTTGCAAAGCCAGATCGCCAAGTCAAAGGAGGAGGCGCTTTCCGCCTTCGTCTCCAAGAAGGCCGAGATCGACGCGATGCTTACTCGACTCCAGGCGCTCAGCGACGATCACTTCAACTACAGCCCGCACGAGATCGACTGGGGCCACGTGGGGACCCTCGGCTACTACGCCGAGCTGCTGAAGCGGGTTACCAACAGCGCCTTCAACGAGGGCGAGCATGCCGAGTGAAGCCGCGAGACTGGAGGATCGCCGCATGATCATCTTCCACGCCATCGCCCAAGACGGCACCTGCGAACGGCTGCGGTTCGAGACCGAAGCGGAGGCCAATGCCGCCGCCGATCAACGCCGCGAGGCAGGGCACAGCATCTACTGGATCCTCTGGGCCGAGAGCCTCCAGCGCTGGGTCAGCATCCCCGAAGACTGACGCCCTTGATCTCCGGCCCTCGCCCCGCGCGGCAGCCGCCGCCGGGGCTTCGGGTCGTAGGAGGGCGATGGTGCTCTCCGCTAACGGAGATCATCCCATGACCAGGCTCAGCGACACCCAGCTCGTCATCCTCAGCGCCGCCGCGCAGCGCGCCGACCTCTCGGTCCTGCCGCTGCCGGACAGCCTCAACCTCAAGGGCGGTGCCCTCAACAAGGTGATGGACAGCCTCCGCAACCGGGGCCTGATCCGGGTCCTGGGTGGCGACGGCGGACCCGAACGCGTGGTCATCACCAGCGAGGGCATGTCCGCGATCGGCGTCGAGACGGACGACGACGAAGCGCTGGCGGCCGCCGACACGGCCCCGACGTCGGCCGAGCCCGGGAGTGCGGCCACCGCTGCGGCGCCCGCCACCGAGGCCAACGGCGCGGCCATGCCGACGAAGCGGAAGGGCAAGGGCAAGGCGAAGGCCACCAAGGCAGCGCCGCCCACCAGAGAGCCCGAGGCCGCCGGTGAGCCCGCCGCGAAGCCCACGCCGCGCGCCGGTACCAAGCAGGCCCGGATGATCGAGATGCTCAAGCGTCCCGAGGGCGCCACGGTCGAGCAGATCGCCGCGGCGACCGGATGGCAGCACCACACGATCCGCGGCGCGATCAGCGGCGCGCTCAAGAAGAAGCTCGGCCTCACGGTCGAGGCCACCCGCACCCGCGAGGTGGGCCCCAACAAGACCGGCGCCAAGGGCAGCACCACCGTCTACCGGATCGTCGCCTAGCCCGACTCAGCCAGCACGCTCACGCCGCCGCCGGAGCCTCGCGCCCGGCGGCGATCTCTTC